GAGGCGTGCACCCTGCCGACGATGGCGATGGGCTGGATGTTGATAGCGGGGCGGGTTGGGGTGATGCCACCGGTGGGGGCCACGTAGAGCTGTTGGCCCGAGACAAGGCCGGCCGTGTTGATGTCGGTGATGACGCCCACTACCGCCTCGTGACCCTCTTCGTTGTTGTTCAGGGCGGTTGAGAGGATACCGGATGCTGGCATCAGCGCCGCGTTGTCAGCCCTGGCGGCAACCACTGTCACGCGATCCGTGTCGCCCTGGCTGCCGGTGATTCTCGTGGGCGTGAGTGCCGCCAGCGGGGTTCCGGCTGTGTTTCGCGCGTGGGCGTAGACCAGGCCCGCCAGGGCTCCGTGGATGTGGGTCAGGTTGGAGGTGCCCGTGACCGTGAGGCCCGCCAGAGCAGGGGAGCCGGTTTCCGCGAGCTGATCCAGCCGGGCCGAGCGGGCCGCATCGAGCAGGCCCGCAACGGGGGCGCCCCCCACCAACTCGCCCGCCAGGGGCAGGGTTGCGTCTGCGCCGGTGCTGGAGGCCAGCAGCCGGGTGGCGGGGTTGTAGCTCAGGTCGGTGGCGCCGCCAGGGCCGGAGGTGCCGCCCAGGGCGGCAATCTGGGCAGCCGTGGCCCGTCGGGTTTCGATGCACTGCGCCATCCCGGTTCCCGTGCCGATCGCATCGCAGCGGAAAATGGTTCCAACAGCAGCAAACGAACCAGCCCCAACATTGACCCAGTTGGTCCCGGTGCCAAGTGCAGTTATCCGGTATGTTCTGCCAACCACAAATGACGTGGCCTGGATCGGTGCGCCAATCTCCTGATCCAAGGGGATCAGCTCATCACCCTGGAGGGATTCTGCCGCCGGCTGTGAGGAGGTTGATCCTGGAATCAGCGCCATAACTCAGACCCTCGGCACCGCGACAAGAGGGATCCCGACGGTTGTCGCCAAGGGGAAGCCGATCACAACGGTTCCGGTTGCTGGTTTTGGCGCGGACAATGGCAGCCTACAGAATTTGCCATCATCAAATTTCATGGGGTCATATTTGACGCGGCACATTACATCATCAACCATTGCCACGTCGCCTATTTTCAGCCCTCCAAACAAGTCTGTTCTGACGATCAGAAGGTCATCAACAACCTGAATTTCGCCATTGATTACGATTTGAGTTTCCTCTTCTCGAAGGCCCTTGCTGGTGATTCCATTCGCTACAACGATAACCGATTCGTCGGGATCGAAGTAGTCATCGAGATCATCAAGGGCCATCGGTCATCACAGGTATTTGGTTGATGCCCGTCCGATGATGCAAGCGGCACCAGTGCCGGAGCCACCAGTGACGGTGAACTGAGCACGGATGTAGCGCTTCAGGGTATCGCCAGGGAGTGTCAGGGAGGCGAATCCAGCGGTATTCGCGGCGGCGGCAGTGAAGGCACCGCCAGCGACATCTGTATAGCCCGAACCACTGGAGTCGCTCTCCTGAATCTTGGCCGTCAGGGTGACGCCAGAGCCGGCCGCGGCATGGTCGAGGGAGACCACGATGTCACCCTCATATTGCTGTGTATCGAGGAATGCAGCCGCCCCGCCGACTTGGCCGGCTGCAGTTGCGGAAATGACAGCAGAGGATTGAAGCTGGAAGGCCGTGGTCTTGCTGCCAAGGTTGTGAATGGTCATGGCTCAGGGGATGGGGCTTGAGGTGTGCGCTTGGTCGCCTTCTGTGCTGGAGGATCGCAAGGGCTGGCGTAGCCCATTTGAATCAGGATCTTGGCGTCGGATTCCGATACAAAGATCGGATCCGGGCCAGCAGTGTGCGGCTCACCACTGATACAGCAAGCCGTCTTGAGGATGATCCGGGCCATCAGGTTCCCCGGCCGAAGCTGGCTGGGCGGCGGCAGACCCAGTCAATATCTTGGCTCACAGTGAAGATCACCTGTCCCTTGGCGGCTTGAGTCATGTTGTCAACAACAATATCAAGTCCGCCCCACATGGCCAGAATCATATCCGAGAAGTCGCCAAATGCGACATCGTTTTGTTGCAGTTGGTTACTCATCAGGACTGGATAGCGCCCAATGTTGCCTTGGTCGTTCACGATGTAGTCGGATCCGGCAGCGCTGGCCCTCAGTGTCTGCTCGCAACCGGCCATCGTGACGCCGTTCATGATGTAACGACCATTGGTCACATCAACGTTTCCGGCATAGGCGCCCGCCCGCAGGTTGACGTAATCAGCCCAATCCCCTGTGTCATGAGTTCCGCCGCCAAGGCCGGCTGGGTAGACCATGGATGCGCCGCCAGCCATCATGACGGAGCCGATGCCAGTCACGTTGAACAAGCCGAGTGGTTGGGCATTTGTCCCTGCGCCATAAAGACCGCTGGAGTCAATACCAAGCGCAATACTCTCGGCCATATCACCCCTGACGATGGTGTCAATATCGGGGGTCGTTTGATTGAGCGACCTGCGAGATACGGGCACGCGAACTCCAATGGTCTTGGGCGTGCTGGAGATAAGGCCGAACTTCACTTCGGACTCGCTGACGGGCGTATCCTCCCCAACCCAGTAATGCTGACTGGTAGCCGTTTTGCGGGGAATATCAACGTTTTGCACGAGGCCGCCAAGCATGGTGATGCCGGACTGCATCAGAGCGGAGCGATTGCGCAGTAGATCAATGAAAGATCCTGCCAGTAGCTCGGTGCCCACCAGTGCTCCACCCTGAGAGAAGTCGCCAACCGTTTGACCACGCTTGGCATACAGCCAATCGGGCGGAATAACTACGCCGGAAGTGGTTTTGTCAAACTTCCTGCAAGCCTCACGGCTGATTTCAAACTCGAACCCAGCGGCTTCGCGTGCTTGGCGATTGCCTGGCTCGCTCAATGCCCGGAACAGCTTAACGATGCTGTATTGGCAGAGATCTCGCTGATCCATGCCAATCATGGAATCAGCTTCCATGTGCATCCCGCCGGGTTGCAGCTCCCTAGAGCGCTTGCCGATCTTCTCCAGAACAACGGCACGGGCTTCATCCAGCGTCCTGCCGGAATTCACCAGCTCATCGCGCAGGCTTTCGGGCATCCGATGCACTGAGCACAGCCCATGGATCCCGGTGATACGCTCTCGCTCCATCGCGGCGCCCGATCGCGTCGCATCTTCAGTGGTTGTGGGTGCAACGGTCATGGCTTGCGCGATTGGCTCGTCAGGTACAGTCCCGCTGATTATAGGGCTATCGACCGCCAGGGATCGCATGGGAGCATGACCCACGCTGTTGTCCGCCGGGATCGAGACGGTTGAAACCTCCAGGCCTCGCCATTTGGTGACCAGGATGCTTCCGTCGCCCATATCCATGGCCTCATGGATCTCATAAGCAAAACTGGATTTGGTAGTGGTTCCAGATTCGATGTCCTGGCGCCGCTTCCACTCCTCCGATCCTCGCTCCAGCGTGTTTGGGCTCCAGCGTGTGACCACCTCGCCTCTGCGGGCTGCGCCCACTGTGGCCTCCATCACCTTGCCAAGCACCACGTTTGGATTGTGGTTCCAAAGGTGAAGGCCACCGTTGTTCAGTCTGGAGAGGTCAGCAGCGCCAGGGGCGTGGCTGAGGATTTCGCGGCCAAAATACCGCTCAACCGGCTCCTCGGAGCTGAACTCCCATCGAATCAAGCTGCCATCCTCGCCATCAACAACAGGGGTGCCAGAGGCGGTCAGCTCACGCGTCTGCACGGTGCTGCCATTCATCCGTGTGCGCAGCTCGGCGCTCGTCATCGCACGCGGGGTTGGCGTTGCCAGGGGGGTTTCACCGCCAGGGGGGCGGGGTGGGCTCACGGGCTCAGCGGGGGCATCAGCGGCTTCGACAAGCTTCGATTGCGGAATCACCCAGAACTTGCATAGCGCACCTGGAGCGATTTCTCCATCCACAATCTCACACGCCGCCGGGCCTTCATAGAATGCACAATTTGAGCAAACCATCCCCTTGTCAGAGAATGGACTGACAGGCATGTAGTGAGCCGATTGCTGAGAGAACGCGCCCAGCTCGTCCGCAATCTCCTCAAGCGCCTCATACAGCATCCCATCGGCTGCTGTCATGTCAGGAGTCAGGCCACGACTTCCGGTTGCCTCCTCAAACAGGATCGCCGTCATGTCGTTGTCTTCCAGCCACTTCCTGGCATCTGCGGGGCTGAACCGCTCAGCGTCAAACCGAATCGCCTGCAGCTCGGCTGGCTCTTCGCCTTTGATCCCGTAGATGAAGTCAACACCAGCGCCGCCAGCATCGTTCACGCGCCGGAACCGATCAAACCCAGCAGGATCCTTGAGCCGGGCCGCGTGCTCGCTGGGGTATGGCCTCTTGCCGATTTTCGCCATTGAATACCGCTGGTCTGACTCTGCCTTGATTGTATCCGCTCTTGCCGTGCTCCATTGCTGGCCGGGATCGCCACCCCAGGCAGCCCATGCGACGCGCCCCGGAGACGGATAGCCCTCCTCTCCCGGAGAGAAGCCCTGGCCCTGCTTGTCCACTTCATGGCGAGCAAACCAGGCCGCCATGGTCAAGACCGTTTGTTCGGACAACGGATCCCCGGAGAGGATCTGCGTGGCCCGTCTTGCGGCCACAGCGGTTCCACCATGGCGACCTTCGGTCTTCCAGTCGCGGTAGCGCTGCGCTTCCTCGCGCATGGCTGCAGTTGGGGTCATGTCTGGCATGGTCAGATCGCGGAAGGGCGGAGCGCCGCCGATGGGTTACTCATTGGCGGCCTCATCATCTAATGGCGCAGGCAAAGGCGATTGAGCGGGGGCGGGTTCCTGTTTGATGTGTCCATACTGTTTCTCCAACTCCCTTTCGCGTTGTTTATCTTTCAGTACCTTCTCATAAGTAGTGCCTAGCTTAGCGCATATCTCTATCTTGGAGATGTAATCTTGCCCCTCCATTATCTTGTAACCCTCTGCTTCTTTTTTCGGGTCAACCCAAGACCATCCCCTAGGCTGCCAGTTCGCAGCGCTCAGGTAGTGATCGGGGCGAATCTCAAAATCCGGGATCTTTACGGCGCCAGCAAGCACCGCTAAGGGAAGCCATTCTTCAAAAACACGTTCCTCAAAGACTTCGATCATCATTGCCTGCAGAACGCTCCAGGCGTCCTGATCCTGCAAGTATTCTTGCCGCTGCTGTGCATAGCTCGACTCCGATGCATCCCTTGTCAGAGAGGCGTAGCTGACGCCAGTTCCAGACGCATAACGACGCCCTTTGTTTTTAACAAACTGCTCATATTGATTGTCTGGCGCCTTGATGTCTGGTACTACGATTTGCTCGCCGCTGTTTAGGTATTTGAACGTACCAGGCTGAAACTCTGTGAGCCTCTCGTTTCTTTCGGTGTCTACAGAATCGCCAATCACTTCCCCGTTAGGGGTTTGAATGTAACCCATTAGGCTGGAGGCGGCCCTGGCGCGAATCGTTACAGCCTGCTCATAGCCCTCTGACTGGTGCATCTCACCCATGACGCAAGCCGGGACAGGTACGCCCCTGCTCTGCCCGACGCGATCATCTATGAATCCATGGATAATGTCGACCGCAGGGATGATCTCATGTTTTCTTGCTTTTGTGGCCGTGCTTCGCGTTAGATAATCGCCAGGATGAACGGTCAGGATTGCATAGTTTTGCGGTCTTCCCCACTTGTTATATTCTATTCCCATTCGCCAAAAATTATCTGGCGCAGAGAGGGGTCCGACATAATCAAGATCAAGCTGATCCGATTCGATCGCTTCAAGCGCTAGAGGTATTTTGTTGTTTTTTCCGAAGGGTTGACGTACAAACCTGAAAATGAATTCACCTGAATCAACAAGAGATAGGGCTGCGCTCCATTCAAAGCGTTTCTTAGACCATTTACCTCTTACATCAAAACTGTCTCTTTTGCACCATTTTTTGTATGCTGTTTCAATAGCATTGCCAACCGCTTCATTTATGCCGTTACCACGCACGTGTGAAACGGTCATCTGGAGCTGGATTCCAGCCGGGCCGAAAATGTTGTCCCGGTAGAGCCGCTTGAGTTGTGCCGCATAGGGCGTGTTTCGCCCCATGTCCCGTGAATTGTTCCTGAGCCGTGGCAGCCTGCCTTGGATCTCCGCGTCGGCCGAGGTGCCGGATGTGACCCAATCAGCCGTGAGGCGACCCAATGCAGCCCCGGTGTAGTCGCGGCGCATGGCCCTGATCGGATGGATCTCCCGATTTAGCGCCTTCCAAGCCCTCCGCCAGAAATTCATCAGCCAAACCTCACGAAAAGATTATAGGGATTCCCTTTTCCATTTGCAATGCTTTCGGCTGCTTCTTCTCTTACGACATCTGCTTTCAGTTGTGACTCAAGCGCAAGAAGTTCAGTCAGATCATAGAGTTTTGTCATCCTCGATCCAATCCGCCATTCCTGCTTGCCACCCCGCTGCATTGTCTGGCGAATGGCTTCCTGGCAAGCCTCCAGATCCTTTCTGGCCTGGCTGCGATTATCCACAGCGCCAGCAGCGGAGAGACTCTGCAACACTTCAAATGAACCCGATCCAATCGTATGCTCAACCCCCGCCTTTGATGCAACGGACTGCCAGGATCCTCTACTGCCAGAGGGGAAGAGGCTGGTCAGGCCGGCCGATACGGTTGACCTCCAGCCGCCGCCATAGGCCGATCCGGTGGCCTGAGTGGCGCCAGTCGCAACCGGAAACCTGATGTAGGTGATCAGGCTCCAGCCGCCGTCGGATTGGATGGCCTCGCCGAGCGGGTCAACCGCTGCATCCGTTTGCCATAACAAAGTGTCGCCTGATCGGATTTTCGTAGGGAAGGCCATGGCTACCAGTTTGTGACGAATCCGCCCGGACGCTTGCCAGCCGACTTTAGCGCTGGCTTGGGTTCTGGTCGCGGGGCGGGGGCGATGGTTCGCAAAGCCTGAGCCTCCCACCGATCCCACATCGTCTTGGGATTGACCAGGGTTGCCGCGTACTGGAATGCCGCATAGGCCAGCCTGGCGCAGTCTCCAGCCTCATCCCTGGCGCCAGATGGCTTGTCCCATCGGTAAACCGGCTCTCCTGACTGGCTGAGCTTTCCCGCAACCCTGACCCGTTTCCACGGGAAAAGCTCCATCAGCGTCTGGTCACTGGCAGCCTGCCCGAGGTGGATGTAGCCCGGCCCTGGCTGCTCAACGCCCAGCCGATCCCGCCAGAGCCTGATACTGGGCTCGTAGCCGACGCTGTAGAGGTACAAATCCCGCCCCTGCACACCCCCGGTCTTCCTTCTGCTCCTGAAGCCGACAGGGTTTGCACCGCGCTTGAACAGCTCTGAGCCCTCACCCTTGCAGGCGATCCAGCGTCCGGGGTTCGCAGCGCAGAACCGCCGAACCTCCTCGCTGGCGTGGCCGCCGTCGTCGATGGCGCCCGCGATCATTGGCAGCTCTGCGCCATCCTCGCGTCTCCAGGTGGCCGGCGTGAATCCGCCCAGGATTTCGTCGATGACGCCCTTCTGAGCTGGGTCGCAATCAATTCGGTGCTCCGCCAGGTGCCAGCGCTCTTCGCCGCGACCCATGCCCCACACGTAGACGTGGAGGCCCTGGCCCAGGGAGCCGTCGCCGCCCTGCACGTCAACCCCGATCGTGATCATCACCACGCCATTAGGAACCGTTTCCGCCGGGTAGTCGTTGCCAAATTCCGCACTGGCGCGGCGCTTGGTCAGGCCATCGGTCCCGATTTTCACCACGACCGCATCCTGCCAGGAGACGCCTTCGGTGGTGTTTTTGAACGTCAGCATGGGATCGGAATTTCCAGCCCGTAGCTCCCGCAGCGCGTCGTTGTATTCCTCCACGATCAGGGGCCAGGACGCGCCCGGCTCGTAGCTCATTGCCGCCCAGACATACTGGGATTCCCAGATCGGCAGACCGTCGCGGAGAACTTGGCGCTCGCGGCCATGTTCCACCACGAGAGGGCAGGCCCATGCCGCCAGGCGGTCCATTCGCGGCAGCTCTGTGTGCGGGATGGGCGTTTGGCAGTTTTCACATCGCATCTTTCCAATATCTTCGCCCTCCTTGATTAGTTTTTCCATTGTTAATTCTTGCTGATGACCACAGCAAGGGAAGGGATAGTATCTATGCTGTTGGTCGCCTTTCAAAAAGGCTTCGTGCATGTAGTCGAACAGCTCTACGGGTGTTCCGCCAATGCAGACCTTTGGATCTGGAGCTGTAAGAGCACGTTTCATCAACAGACCAAGGAGACTTCCTTCCTTGACTCGGCCGCAACCTGATGGCTCCTCCCAGAAAATAATTGGCCGCTCTGTCATCCTGAAAGATCTTGGCGTGGCGGCGCTGACCAGATCCAAAACGGCGCCATTCCTAAAAACCGTATAGTCACTGCGATTTTTTAGATCTGATTTAGAGCCTTTTGGTCCAGATAGCCCAATGCAACATGGGACGCCGTGCTTTGTATCAAAATGAGGATCCTTGAATTCTGTTGCATACTTTTCTATCTCTGTTGCAGTAGGGAATAACCCCATAATTTGAGACGGTTTCTCGTCTACGTGATACTGAACAAACCCTGTTATGGTGGCCCTTGTCCAGCCAACGCGAGAGGATTTGACACAGGCAAAAACTTGCACCTCCGGATCCGTCAGCCACGTAAACCAGCGCTCCTGATAGGGCCGAGTGTGCCACTTGCCACGCGATAGCGCCGAGCCCGTCACATATCCTTCTTCTTCTACATATTGCAAGCCATCGCGTTTTTTTCTTGGCCTGAAGAATTGCGCTATTTCTGAGGCAATAGCAGGGATGTCTCTATCTATCATTCTTGGCCAGCGCTGTAATCGTTGTCTGCAACGCCTTCGAGCATCTCGCTAACCAGCCTTTCTACTTCCTCAAAAATCTCAATAGAAAGGCCAGGGATTCGTGTTCTAAGCAGCGGGGCAATGCGTTCGGCTCTTTGCTTTAGTTGTGACCGTACTAAGCTGTTTGCAGCATCGTAGTCTTCGCGGTAAACCAGTTTTTTAGCTTTTGCAAGTGAATCCATTCTGAGATTGTATCTTTTTTCAAACTCAACCCATGCTCTTTGCTCCTCAAGGCTCGGGGTTTCCCTTGGAATCTCGGGCAGTCCATCAAGATCCGGCAGTCGGTCGCCCTGTAGCTCTTCGACAGATGGAGGCCCGCCGCCCCTGACATCCCTGGACTGCTGGCGTGCCGCCCTTCCCTTCTCCGTTCTGGCGGGACTCACAATTCTTTGCGGGCGGTTGGCAAAGGCTTCTCTCAGGCCTTCTCGATAGAGCCGCCAGGGCTGGGCCTTCGTGCCGCACCCGCTCGCGACTGGCAACACGTTCTCCCTGATCAGGCGATAGATCATCTCCCGGCTTGTGATCCCGAGCATCCGGGACGCCTCCAAAACCGATACCGTGGCTGGGTCTTTGGCCATTGTCACAAGATCTTGTCACAATCCTAGCCGTGTGACAACATCCTGTGACATGCTTGCGATATGGGGAGGGGGATGGTATGATCATTAGCCGCTTTTTTGTCACAGCCTACGAATTTTTTTATATGTTTGATTTAGCCGAGGTTCGAATACAC